GACCCGTGGGTCCTGTCGCACCAGTTGAACCAGTTGGGCCTGTAGGGCCAGTGGGACCAGTGGGGCCGGTCGGACCAGTGGGACCAGTGGGGCCGGTCGGACCTGTCGGACCGGTGGGACCGGTCGGGCCAGCTACGGTGGAAGCGGAGCCAGTCGGGCCTGTGGGGCCAGTTGGGCCTGTAGGGCCAGTGGGGCCAGTAGGACCGCCTGCGCCGGTCGCACCGGTCGGGCCAATTCCCTTTAGATCGGCAATCTGCTGCGTCGTCGCACGGCGAGATGCGCCAGATTGAACAATTTCAACCTGCTCCGTACCACTAAGCGAAGTGGCGACAGGCAAATTGGGGATTTGAATATTACTGGCATACTGCGGCATCAAAGCGGTCCCGTCTTGGGAATTTCATCAAATCCATAGGGCAAGCTGGGGTTGTTTATAACATATCCACCGGATGTGTAAGTCCCCGCGAACGTGGAATCTTGAAGATCTAAATGAGTTTTGTCGATGACAGTAATCACCCAAGTGCCGTTCGCCGCAGTGGCACCAAGGACATCTTTAATGATGACCCGTTGATTGGTGATCATGCCAGACGTGACGGTGACGGTGATCCGAATCAGGCCAGAACCGTTGTTTGAAACATTGACGACATTCTTGTAAGTGACAGCATTCGGATCGGTGCCGGGAAGCTGGTTGTTCCCGCCCGGTGGCTCGCCCGTCTGTTGCGTTACGCGAATGTTGTCAGTCGCCACACTATCTAAGCTGGTGACGCGAGTGTCACCCATGGGAACAGGAATGCCTGTCGTCACGTTTGTCGTGTTGTAACCTGACACCTGACGGCGATCTGTCGAGTCCCAAACATAAGGCTCAACACGCGGATTGATGATCGGCACAGGATCCGCCGGCAAAACAATTGCGCGAAGCTGCGATTGCGGCGTGTCATAGCAAGTGTTGCAGACTAAAAGCCGAATGTTTTGCAGCGTTGCACCGCGATAGTCAAACTGCCAACGCAGATTGACGTGGTTGTACCAAATGCCGCAGCGGTCGCAGACTGCAAATGCCTGCGGACTACTTGCGCTAGTTCTAGCCCGTCCAGATCGAGAGGCATATGCCATCGGCTAACACCCTTAAGGACGGAAATATCCAGCGATTTGCGGAGAAATGTACTGCTGCGCCTGTTCAACATTCTGACTTGCGGCAATCTCATACGCTTCATCAGCAAGCGGCTTGAGCAAAGGCAGCTTGTCAGGCGACCAAACCATGGCCAGACGCTGCGCCAAACCAAACGCAAATGCCTCAAGCCACAAAAATGGTATGTCTACCGTCTGCCCGCTGACGAAGTTGGAATCCTGAATCTGGATTACTCGGTAGTAATTCAGAGTCTGCGGCCCGTTATCGACATTCGGCACCGGCCAGAGCGTGACGGTCGGCGACAGAAGACGATCAAACCAGTAAATAGTTGGAAAGCCCTGCTGTTCCTTGTTCGGATAGCTGGCGTATTCCGTGCGGCTTACCGGAAGAATGATTCTGTCAATGTTATCGCCAGTAGCGTCATTACTAATGTACGCATCAAGCATCATCACCGTCTTGGCGTCAACGTTGTAGGTGCTTTGCCCAGTAACCAACGCGGTGGAGACCAGATCAACCTTCCAAAGGTTGACGCCCTGGTTGCTCCACCTAGCGCACATCAAGTTCGTCGCCATGCGTGCGCTGGTCATATGCTCTTGAACGATAGACGTATTGCGAATACCGCAAAGATTGAACGCATAGAGCGTCAATTCGCCTAACGAAGGATTGAAAGCATACGTCCCGCTGGTGGTCATTTACTGAGGCACCACACCGGTCTGAGCGAGCGTCGTCGTGACATCTCCGGCACCGGCGGAGAAGCTGTTAACTTGAACGCGGACCCAGGTCGGAGCGAAAGCAAACTGAGTGATGGCAGTCGCAGCGGCGGCAGCAACCAACGTCGACCAAGTCATGTCCGCAGCAGCGACCGGGTTGGTCGGCGAGTTCGGATCGTCATAGCTCATCAGAACAGTGTAATTGATCGTGCCAGAGACGATGGCCTGAACAGACAAGTTTGGCAGAGCCCACTCATTGTCCAGACGGGCCCATCTGGATCCGCCAACTGTGGTCGTGCCAATCGAAAGATTGCTGGCCAAGGACGCGCTTGCCGTGACCGAGATGATCGTTTCGTAGTCCAGAACAGAAGGCACAGTGGTTGTATTAACGCCTGCTATAACTTCAGTGATCGTGTCTCCGTTAGCGTTTGTTCCGACAACCGTGTAATTTTTGCCAGTGCCATCACCGGCAAAAGTAAGCAAAATACGGCGAGTCGTGTCGAGCGTAGCAATGCCCCCAGAGACCAAGCTGCCATTCAGCGTAAGAGCACCGATAGCGGCGGCAGACGCCGTGCGGATGTTAGTGGCGCTGGCCGCAGTAAACGGGCCGGCGGTGATTACGATTGGGATCATGATAGCTCCTTAATATTTTCTGCACATGAAGAGCGTCAACGCTTCAATCAATGTACAAACGGTTTAACATTTGACGTCCCAACGCTTCAGCGCAAGATTGATGCGGCTATTCGGATCATGGGCAGTTTTAGCAGAAGTCAGCTTTTCTTTCATCCCGCACATGCGGCTGCGGAAATTATCCCGCCGCTGGGCTGCCGCTGGGCTGCTCGCCGCTTCGCTGGCAGTGACAGGGCGTTTAATGTTTTGACCTTCAGCACGAAGAGATGCGCGGCCCTTTTCGTTTAGGCCACCTTCTGGGCTTTTGCCCTCTTTGCGCGTCCAAGCACCAGACATCTAAGCCTCCAAGGAGAAACGGGGGCCGAAGCCCCCGTTCAACCATTAGTCGTTCATTTCGATCTTACGCCCTTTGGGCGCAGTACCGGCATGAGCGGACGACAGCGGGTTCATGTTGGAACCCGCACGACCACCCGACTTGCGCGGCATACGGCTGGCATTGGCCTTGGACATCTTGCCCTTGACCATGCCGCCGCGCTTACGCTCTTCAGCTTCGTCGTTCACGTTCGACTGGTAGGTGTAACGCAAGTTCTTACGCTTGGCGTCCGCCTCATAGTCGCGAGTACCAGAAGCGGGCGATTCCATCGCGCCGCCGTTGGCTTTACCCTTACGAGTGCTCTTCATATGACCCTCCTATTAGGTCGGATTGACGGCAATGCCGCTGGTACCGGCAGTCGGAGCCGCACCATCGACATAGATTTGACCGCGACTGGTTGCATCGGTGCCGAACTCGGTGATCCCAACAAGCGTGCAGTCCTTCATGAGCAGAAGGCCGCCAGCGGAAGCCGGGAGCGTAGCGAGGCCAGACATCGTGGTGGAAGTAGACTGCACGTTGTTGATAAACGTGCAGCGATCAAACTTCTGCCAACGATCAATGCCCGAAGCCGCCGAGACCAAAATACCAATGGTCGTGGCGGAACTCGTTTGGAAAGCAAAGTTGCAACCCGTGAACGTATTGCGAGGCGTGCCAGCGGCAAACTTCACAGTCGAATTGGCAACAGTACGAGTAACCGTGTCGAGACCAATCTCGCAATTGACGAACGTGTTCTCGCCAGTCGTTCCCGTAACGAGGAGCGACAAGCTCGAAGTGCTCTGGGCAGAAGCGGCATCACCCGCACCACCAAAGCTCACGTTGTTGTAGTAATTGCGACCACCGCTATCCGTCCACGCGATCTGATTGGAACCGCCAGTCGAGAAACCGTTGAAGACAGAGATGTTAGAGAAGATGCAGCCCTGAGCAGTCACCACGATGAAGTTGCCCGAATTGAACGTCGCCTGGGTGTAAGCACCAGTCGGCGGAGCAAAACGAGCGCGAGGATTAACCACAGTCGGAGCAGTCATGCCAATGATGTGGCAAGCATCTTTAGCCCACGTCAAAGTACCGGTGGTCGCATTCGGATCAATCGCCTGAGCATTGGCGAGAGACAGACGCTGCGTAGCCGCAGTGCTGCCATCGCCAACAATCACGGCAACGTCGTTAGCGCCATCGGTCATCTGTGCGTAAGCACCGTAGATCGTCTGAAGCGGACTATCAGCAGCGCCAGTGTTCGAATCATTTCCGTTGACGGCGTCAACGAAAAAGACACTGCCGTTGGTGATCGGAATACCGGACATCCCCATCGTGGGGACGCCCGCAACCTCAAGGCCGCTGAGATGAGTAATACCCATTTTTAGCTCCTTAAGAAGTGGGGAACGACCCGAAGATCGAACGCCAGTTGTAGTACCCGAAGGAGTACCGCTCGTAGCCCTTAACCAGCAAGTTGTCCGTGACGAAATCGACCTGCATGTCCGTCTCGAACTTAACGCGCTCCATGTACGAGAGACCGTCAATGTTCGTGAGCAGGAACCAAGCATAAGGCGAGGTCAAGAAGTCATTGGTCATGTACGATTCAGGCAAGCCACCTGAGGTCATCATGATTGCGTTGACATCATTATCTGCCGTACCTGGGCGCAGTTCCGTCTTCGTCAAACGGATCGCAACCGGCTCAAGCTGCGGCGGAACAACCAGCTTACGCGCACGAGCAAACACCTTCAAACCAGCCTGATCTTTGAAGTTCGTACGAACCTGGATCATGCCGTTGAGGAGAGTCGCTTCGTTCAAGTCAGCCTGGATAGCCGGCGTGTTCGAAACAGTGCCGCCGTCAATCGGGTGAGCAGTGGAGCAAAGAGCCACACCATCGCCGCCAACGGAAGAATTGTAGGTCGTCGCCGTGTTCAGCACGTTCGCGCCGTAGATTTCCTTGGTCTGAGCGAAAGATTCCATCAGGCCGAGGTTTGAGGGAGCGAACTGAGTCTTGTACAGGTTGTCGTCAATCGCCTTGCGGGTGATAGCGTACCCGAGGCCGATTTCCGTGTGCTCCTGGTTGTAGATGAACCGCTCGCCAGCGCCGTTGTCGAAAGCGGTCTGGCCGCCTTCAGTCTTCAACTGCGCGAGACCGAGGTACCGCATTTCGGCGGTGCGCTCGAGGGCCATCTTCGAGTCGTGCTTCGTGAAGATCTTGTCGTACTGCGACGGGATCATCTCGTACTTGCCTTCAACGCCCCGGAGACCAGGGAGGAGAAGGTCTTTAATGGCAGAAAGATTAACAGCCATGATTCCTTACCCCTTCTTAACCAACGGATGTGAGCGTTTTAGTGCTCACATTGTTGAAGGAAACGATTGCGTAATTGTACGCACCAGCAGCGGTGCCGGGAGCGCCCGGCGGCTCTTCCACGAGACTGACAACGCGGAAAGGCAAGGTGCTGGTGGTGGCGAGAGTGCTCTGATCGAGAGAAGCGCCAGAAATACCGCTCATGGTATTGCCCGTGCCAATCGCGTAGTCGATGTTCGAGTTCACATCGGCAACGACCAAACCGGTCGCACCAACCTGAGCCAGGAACTTGGCGTTCGGGTCGTTGACGATGTAGCCGATCACATAATTGGTCGCGGCAACATCGCTGCCGGGCCAAAAGTTCGACCAGACGGTACGCTTCTGCGAAACCGACAGGTACTGGCAACCGACAAAGATGCCCGCAGTCTGAGCATCAGCGCCAGCGCCCTGAACAACAAGGCCGGCGTTGGTCGGAGTGACCGGATCGCCAAAGAAGATGTTAGTCGCATTGTAAGCAATACGGACAGGGACCTGCTCATACGTCGGAGCGGAACCCGTGCCACTGTACTGCCGAAATCCGAAAGGCGCGTTAGTGTTCGCCATGACGGAACTCCTTTCTACAGGAGACCCTTCATCGCGCACCGGGGCGATTGGGAGTCGGGGATCAGAAGCCTCCCCCCGAGGGGAGGTATTTAATAATTAACAGGAATTAAATGGTAAAGTAAAGGGGCCGCCTTTTGGGCAGCCCCTTTTTAATTAATCTTTCGGAACCGGCATGGGCTCGTAGCCCTTTTTGATGTTCGGTCGAGCCTGTGGGTGGTTTCGATCAAACTGCCCTTGGGGGGCCGAGGAAAGCTGGTCCTCCTTGACCCGGACCTGATCCTTGGCTCGCTTCTCGTCCAGCCGGCGGAACTTATCGGTGATCTCCTGCGGGCGTTCCATCAAAACCATGCCCTTACGCTCAATCGTCTGATAATGAGCGCCAATAGGCATCATTGAAGGGTGGCGGCTGGTCGGCACGGGCGTCCAGCCAGTGCGAGTGAGCTGCACCTGATAGGCCGGATCTTCCTGGTTGTGGACCGTCCTGCGCTTCCATTCGTAAGTCCAGCCGTCCGGCACGGTGCTCATGTCAAAGTAGAAATCATCGGTGCCGGCATCAACGTCGCCGATATGGCCCATGATTTCTTTGGCACGCCGGGCGGCAGCGGCCCGAGGGTCGTCTTCTCGCATGGCAGTCCTCAAAGCGGGCCGTGTAGGCGTCACAGGGGCCGATTCTTCCTGCGGAGCAACTTCCACAGGGGCAGGCATAGAAAGCTCTTCCTGAGCGATTTTCGGGGTATTGCGGGGGCGTCCACGGCCACGGGGTGCCGGCTTGCTATCGTTTTCCATATTTTAATCTCCTAATTAACTCTTTCTTGGTTTCGAATTTTTAACACTTGTTTGGCATATTCCTCGTTTGACATGTTCGAGACCTGGGCATGTTCCCTTTGCAAGGCCGTCAATCTGATGACTTCGGGACGGGTGCCGCTGGTGTTATTGCTCCTGCTAACCGGCGCAGCCGGCGGAGACGAACGTCGCTGGGTCGAAGACGCCGCAGTAGACATAACTTCTTCTTCCGGGGCGGCTTCGGCACGCTTTCGCATACCCAGCGTCGTCTCGACAAAGTTGAAGTAGTCGTCGCTGTCGGCTTCGTAGCCGTCCGCCATAGCAAGACTATGTGCGGCGATCATCTTCTGGTTCAAACGCGGGTCGGTGACGCACTGAGGGTTGTTTCTCACCCAGGTTGCAGAGCGCGGCGACAACTGACTGGCAAAAGCCTCGACCGGATCACGCCGAGGTTGCTCAATCGCCTCTCGCGGCTTGGCTTCCAGGGCGCTCTTGCCGTTCTCAAGCTGCAATAAGCGAGCAGACATGTTTGACATGCCCTCTTGAGCATCAGCAGCAGCGTCATAGTCGTTGTTTTCCATCGCAGCGCGATAGTTCGCCTTGTAGATATCGGCATCGCGCTTAACCAACGAGATGGCGTTGGTCACCAACTGAAGATTGGTGTCTTCAACGGTGTTATTGGCGCGGCGAACCTCCTGAGAGGCCTCGTGAGCGCGGTTCTCAGCCTCAATACGCGCCTTGCGCTCTGCGTCGAGCTTGCGATTGAGGTCTGCAATGGCATCCTCAGTCGAAATCTCGGGTTTAGAGTCAACTTTCTCGTCCTCAACCTTCTCAATGACCAAATCAAGCTCGGGCTGTACCGGCTTTTCATCGTCAACTTGTACTTCAATCTCTGATTTTTCATCCGACATGATGTTTGTCCTTACCAAACCCGATCCGGGCGATCAATTTTGCCGCGAACAACCGTATCATCAAGGATACGGCACAACGCACCGTTGACCTCCAAGGTCCAGCCGTCAGAAGGACGGCAGAGAACCCAGTCGCCAACTTTAACAGACACGTTCTTGAACCAAGCCTGAGAGTCGTCAACGAAAGCAGACGGTCCAATGCCAACAACAAGGCCGACTTTGCTTTGGTACTTGTCTTCGTCTTTGGCTTTATCGGTGAGGTAGATGCCGCCCTTGGTCTTCTCCGGGCGGATGTATACGGCGACAAGCAATTGATTGTTAAAGATTTCAACTTTACTGATGTCACCTAGATCATTAAGCAATTTTTCCTTCGGATCATTCAGATGATCCATAGCAATGAGCGCCATATTGTCCTCTATCTATATTTGTTAGCGGTTCGATTGATCAGCAGATTTTTTAGCTTCCTCAATAAGAGATGACATGTTCTCGTATGCTGCGATCTTGCCCATCGCATAACGGAACTCATCAACCCTTTCATATGTATTATGGGATAGCAGGTTCTTCAACCTGTTAATTTCTTCTTCAATGATGCGATTCAACTCGCGATCAAAGAGCGTGGAGAAAGTTTGCATTTTCAATCTCAATAAAATTAAGGGGCGCTGAGTATAATCTCAGCGCCCCATTTTTTCTACCGCTTCCGCGCAGCAATCTCAGTCTTTTCGAGCTTGCCCATGCCGCCGAGAGAACCGGCGTCCATGTCCTTGTAGCTCTTGTAGACACGGTGACCAACGCGGCCACCTTCCTTGCGGGGCATCTTCTTTTCAGCAATCTCGGTCTTCTCAAGGCGACCGAGAGCGCCACCCGAACCAGCGTCCATGTCTTTGAAGCTGCTGTAGGTGCGATTACCAACGCGGCCACCAGCCTTGCGGCCCATCATCGGGGGCATGCCAGGAGGCGGAGCGCCAGCGCCGGCACCGGGAGGCATCGGCATGGGCATCGGCATCGGCATCGGCATCGGAGCAGCGCCAGGAGGCGCACCGGGAGCACCCGGAGGCGGCGGAACCGCAACGGCCATCGCAGGCGGGCGAGCCGAAGGAGGCAGGAGAGCAGCCTGAGCACCATCCTTCGCACCCGGCGAGATGATGATGTTGATGTTGGTCTTGCCCTTAGCGCGACCACCGCGAGCCCTTTTGCTGCGAAGAAAAAGGCCAGCGGTACCGTTCGCATCTGACGCATCGTCCGTGTGGTAGTCAGCATCGGCCTGATGCTTGCCGTCAACAAAATGCTTCACACGGTATTCATTGAAGTCGGAGTCTTTGTAGACCTTTGCCGTCTTATTCCCTTCTGACAATGTCTTCATAAGGCGAGGGGCGCGTCCACCGTCTGCGCGAGCCAAGCGGCCACCGGTCGGGCGGGTGCCACCCTCGTAGTTCGGCTCAATCTTGCCGCCGTTCTTGCGGGTCTGCATCAGTTCCTTAAGACGACGCATAGCATCTGCACGGCTCTCGGCGCTTTCTGCCCGATCAGCCGCGATGCCACGCATTTCGTTTATGGTTGCCTGTTGCGAGATTTTTGCCCGCTCCTCATCACTCATCGGGGGCGTCATCGCTGGGCCGCCCTCTTCCTTCTTCGCACGGCCACCCTTCTTGAAGGGCGAATCCGCGCTCATCATCTTGGCGCGGTTCATGGCGGCATCGCGAGAGTCGGCCTTGGCACGCTTGCTGGCCTGGAACTTCTTGTACATCTCGTTCATCACAGCTTCACGCTGCGCGTCAATCATTTGCTCGTCAACCGGATCAAAACCAACATCCATCGGAGCGCGATTCTTACCAACGTAACGCTTTGGCTTCTTGTCGTCACCAGCGCGGGCCAGAAGGCGCTCAATGGCGCTGCCGCCGGCGGCCTTGGCCATGCCGCCCTTACGCAGCTTCAATTCAGAATGCTTGCCACCGTGCTCTGCAACTTCATGCTGACGGAAAGCCTTCTTGATCAGCTTCTTGTCCTGGGACATGTCGTCGCTCGCCATGCCGCCCTTCTTCATGCCCGACATCGGCAGGGGAGAAGTGGCTTTCTTGACGAAGCCCATGCGACCGGTCGGAACACCCGCCCGCTGACTGGCTTCTTCCATGCGAGCCGCAGCCATAGCACGCGGATCCATTGCACCGCCGCCCATCTTCTTTGCCCGGCCACCTTTCTTCATGCCGCCAATGTGCGGCTTGCCAAACGCCTCGGCGTTCGCTTCCTTCACATTTCGGGTGATCTTGGCATTGGCGTAGGAGGTCGCCTCGCCGCCGGCCTTGCGCGGCTTGCGGTCGGCGCGGGGCGGACAGTACTCGCCCTCCATCGCAACAACCTTGCCGCCCTTCTTGTAGGCGCGGCGCGAAACCGGGCGCAAACCCGTCTTGGCGGTCGTGTTCAGCATCTCAGGCGGCGTCCAGCTCGACGCATCAACCTTAGTGCGAGGCTCGCCATTGGTCAGGCGCTTGGCCTTGGTTTTCATCGCCGCACGGGCGGCCTTCGCAGCTTCAGACATTTGTAGTCTCCTAGGAGTGTTACCGGCGTCCCGGTTTTAGCTACCTGACTCGGGTAGCAGCGAGTCGTTCAGGCGAGGTTAGACGAAGAGCGCGGTCGAGAACAGTGCCGCCTTCTTCTCTCGGCAAAGCCGGAGTTTCAGAGGCTATTTCCGTCGGGCGTTGGTATGAACCAATAGTTGGTTTACCCAAAGATTGCCCGGCTTGGCTTTGCCATGCGGGGCGCGAAAAACCGCCGTTCAATTTAATTATTTCGTCAATTGCTTCAGGGTGGCTTAATTCGCCAACCGCGTATCTTTTCCAAACATTCCTTGCGGCTTCTTGCTTAGGCTGTGATTTGTTTCTAAACAAAGTGCGAACAGTTTCCCAAGTCACAGACTGCATTTCCGAAGGATGAACACCGCGCATCGTTGCTGCCTGCCGAACAGCCTCTGCGTGAATTGGGTAATCTCCGGTTGCCCCAGTCGATCCAGTCTTTTTTGACGGATCAATTCCCGTGAGCCACGCCTGACCCTTTTTAGCAAGTTTTTCTTTTGCTTCAGCAGTTGGGGTGGTGCCGAAATTTTGATGAACCGCCTTGGCGCTTGATCCGTGCGGAAGCATTTGCCCCGCCGCCACGGCGTGCGTGTCGATAACAACGCCGTTGGGATCGTGCGGATTGGCAATTACGTTGTAAAATTCCCTGACTTTATGATTGTTGCCAAGGTTTTCGTTTAAGTTTTCAAGAGTTGGGTTTCTGTAAATGCTAATTGCTTTTTCAATCGGCAGATAACTATTCCAAGAAGCAGTGTCTACTTTAGATCCCGATTTATTCATCATCGGGCCTAAAAACTCTCCGGTCGGGCTTAACGATTGATATTCTCTTGGATTGTGAGCTTCATCAAAAGCTCGAATCCACATAGATGCTTTTTTCTCGCCGTCTGGCCCCGACAGAACTTCTTTTAATGTTTTCCCGTCAACATCAGACCAGTTTACGCCTGGAACATTAGCGGTAGTTTTTATTTCAGGTAATCCGTTGCCCTTAGACCCACCGTTACGCACAACGTCAGACATTCCGGCTGTCCAGCCGGTGTCTTGATGATGGGTTAACGCATCCATAACACGTTCGGCCAAAGTGACGTTTTTGTCCCAAGGAGTTTGCGGAGACAAAACTGCCATCATGCCGTGCGCGGCCTCGGGCGGGAGTCCGTGTGCGTCAGCGTATTGATTGCCAAGCGCGTGAGCGGCGCGATACCAGCCCCGGCTCGTCTTGCGTTGATTGACTGGGGTTCGATCCCATAACGCCAAAAGATTCTTTACATGAAAATCCGTAAGGCGTCGTTCAGCTTCTTCTGGAGAAGGCGTCTGCCCTTCTTCACCCGGCGACCACATGGCCGGATGTTGTTCATACATTCTAAGGGCAATATTTTGCCGGTTTTCGGCGGAATGAGAACTTGGAGATACATCCTCACGAGCCGTATCGGGGGCGGGAAGACCCCTGTATCCCGATACGGTCGTGGGAAGTAACGCAGAAACGCCTACTCGGCTCGGCTTGCCGGGGCTTAACGTGTCTCCGAAACCAACTTCGCCTTCGTGTCCGCCGCCTTGCTTGTGGGCTTCTTCGACAAGGTCTTTGAGACGGGATGCGATTCGTGACTGGAATGCCGGAAGATAACCGGCTGCCGGTGCGGATGCGTTGGGTCGTTCGGATCGGGGTGATATGTTACGGTCATAGTCAACTCCATATTCTGGCATTGCAATATTGGTTGGATAAGCGTGCAAAGCATACTTGCCGCTTAAGGCCTTGTCCATAGAGAAAGCCTTTTGATGGGCTTCTTCCCCGCTGTTTCCCGACAAAATGTCCATAAATCCTTGTTCTGGATCAGTCGAGTGTCCGTCAGCAAGACCTTGAGAATTAAGGGTTTTGTAAACTTCATGGGCTTCATCATGCGAAATGTTTTTAGGCAACTGAATACGAACCACGCCACGCGGCTCGCTGCCTTTGAACGGTTTATAGTGAGCCCCCATCGTGGAATCTTGACTAAAAATATGTCCAATTTCGCTTAAGGCGCGGGGCAAATCTTTTTCATCGTAGGGGTGAAAATTGTAATTTGGATTAGAGTATCCGTTAAATCCGCCGACGCCTTTGCGGACTTCTCCTTGAATGCCACTGGTTCTTTGCCAGTCGCTTAAATGCTCACCAATTATTTTATTAGAAATTGCTTCTTTTGCTTGAGGATGAAGAGTTTCCCAAGAAGATTGCAATTGAGGATTAACGGTTTCGCCGGGGGCAACTTCAAAATAAGAAGATGACGGTTCTTGAGGCGCAGTTTGCAAGCCGCCAACCGCAGCCATGCCTCTCGCCGTCAGAAGCGCAGCGCGGATGGCTTGGTCTTGGTCGTG